CTTATTGATACTCAATACAGTATATCTGGTTCAAGTGTTACAATAGATTCAAGTACACATTATGATGGTGCTAATTACGTTATATTTTTTATTATAATATAAATATGGAACAAATACAGGCACCAAAGAAAGAAAGAAAGTTTTTAAAAGCCGTTGGGAACATTGCCAAGCTTTTAGCCAATGAATTAATAATGGGCATTGGGCGCAAGTTTATCGGCAAAGCTATTAACAAAGTAGGCAACAAACGGCAAGGACTTGTAATTGCTTTTTTATTGGTAGCAGGAATATCTTATGCCTCCATAGATTCCATTCCCTACCCAATCACAGGCAACAAACAAAGACTTGGTTTTCAGACAAGTGGAAACGGATTGGTTTGGAGAGGTCTTGTTTCTGATACAGTAACTAAGCCGACAAGCTATGCAGATAAGAATGTAAAAGCCTATTTAGTGTTTGATTCTGTTAGCGGTTCTTTATATGTGTTTAAGCAAGGTTCATGGGCAGCCATTAGTGGTGCAGGAGGAGGTTTAACTATGCCTTTTGATTCTATCACCTTTAACACTGCCAAGGATGGCACGGTTGGAGTGGGAGAAGTTGAATATAATGATACGCAAGGAAGTTTGATACAAGGCTTAAAAGGTGGATTAGTAACAAATGTTATAGGGCAACAATTACATCAAAGGGTTAACAATCGCACGGGTTCAACTTTGACAAAGGGAACTGCAGTTTATTTGTCAGGAAGTCAGGGAAATAGAATAACCGTTGCAAAAGCATTAGGCGTTACCGATGCCTTTTCAGCTAATACTTTTGGAATAGTAGCCGAATCAATCGCAAATAATCAAAGCGGATACGTTATAACAGAAGGATTAATTACGAATATAAATACAAGTGCATTAGTCGAAGACTCAGCCGTTTATCTTTCGCCAACGGTAGCAGGAGGATTAACATCAACAAAGCCGCAAGCTCCACAACACACGGTATATATTGGTGTATGTGTAAAAAGTAATGCTGGTTCTGGAGAATTGTTTGTTAAGATTCGTAATGGTCAAGAATTGAACGAATTACACGATGTGAGAATTAGTAATCCTTTAAATAATGCCTCACTTTATTATAAATCAAGTGAAGGCATTTGGCGCGATACAACTGCCACACTTTTAGTAAGTGATACGGCTGCTATGTTAGCAAACTACGCAACCAAAGCCTACGCGGATACAAGTGGAAGATTTTATGCAAGGCAAGATTTTAGGAATGTATCATCAAGCACTTTAACCTGGACACAAACAGATACTTTAGTAGTAAATGATACAACATCTTTACAAGTATATAGAAATGGTCAAATACTTTTACCAAGCCAATACACTGTACCTACTAATGCCTCTGTTGTTATTGGTGCAACTGCTTATAAAATAGGTGAAAATTATACTGTAATTTTACCTCGCGGTGGTGGTGGTGGTGGAAGTGGCAGCGGATCACTTACCTCAATATCTGGAGGTACAGGAATAACTGTATCACCTAATCCAATTACAACAACAGGCACAGTCTCCGCAGACTTAACTGTATTAATGGAATTAACAGATACAACTTTATTAAATCTTACTACAAGGTTTGCGACAAAGCAGCCTAATATAACACTTACCACTACTGGCACGAGCGGAGCTGCTACCTTAACCGGTGCAACTTTGAACATTCCTCAATACAGTGGAGGAGGCACAGGTACAGTTACCAGTGTAGGAAGTGGTTACGGATTACTTGGTGGGCCGATAACAACAACAGGCACACTAAGAGTAGATACTTCTACCGTTTATGACTTTGTAAGAGATAGCATTGTGGCAGTAGAGATAGGAGGAGACACAATTAAAATAATTAAACAGGAATACGAAAATGTTACAAGTGACACATTAACATTTACTATTCTCCCTAAATTTCCTATTCAGTTAAGGCAGTTTATATTACTTTTCCGCAATGGGCAGTTACTACTCAATGACCAGTTTTCCGTTATTGACACAAATAAGGTTAAGGTAGCAGCTACATCTTACAAGTTAGGCGAAAACTATACCTTAGTCACAGTAAGCGGCATCGGCTCTGTTTCCTCTGGGCAAGGCAATCCAATCTATCCAGAGGCAGGCATTGCACTGTCCACTGGCACAACATGGACAACATCAATTACAAACAATTCAAGTAATTGGAATACGGCATATACAGATAGGTTAAAATGGGATGGAGGTAGCACTGATTTAGTAGCAGCTACAGGGCGAACAAGTTTAGGAGGTACAACAATAGGGCAGTCAATGTTTACTTTGACCAATCCTTCGGCTATTACCTTCCCACAGTTTAATGCTGATAACTCTGTTACTGCTTTATCAGCTGCTAATTTTCGCACTGCCATAGGAAGTGGCACGGTTACAAGTGTAACGGCATCCGGAACAAGTGGGAATCCATTATCTATTACAAATACAACTACTACTCCAGTCATTGAATTATTAAGCGCAACAACATCAAGGAATGGATATTTAACATCAACAGATTGGACTACATTTAATAATAAATTTGCTTTTTCAGATACTACTTCATTAAATCTTACTACAAGATTTGCATCAAAACAAGATAATATAACACTTACCACAACAGGAACAAGCGGAGCTGCAACATTGGTTGGTGCGACATTAAATATACCACAATATAGCGGTGGAGGTGGTGGTAGTGGTACAGTTACAAGTGTAGGGTTAACTGCACCATCTATATTTACTGTTAGCGGCTCACCTGTTACAACAAGCGGCACTTTGGCATTGACATATAGTGGTAACGCTCTGCCATTAGCAAATGGCGGTACAGGTGCCACAGACGCAGCAAATGCAAGAATAAGTTTAGGAGGCACAACAAGTGGTATTTCATTATTTACCTTAACAAATAGTGTTTCTGATAAATTTATAAAAGTAAATTCTAACAATACTATTACTTTATTAAGTGCAGCTGATACAAGAACAACGATAGGCGCAGGCACAGGCAGTGTTACCAGTGTAGCAATGAGTGTACCTACTTTCTTATCTGTATCTGGCAGCCCTGTAACATCAAGCGGTACATTGGCAGTATCATTAAGCGGTGTGCCTTTGCCTGTTTTAAACGGTGGCACAGGAGGAGCAAACGAAACTGACGCAAGGAATGAATTAGGTGCAGCTTGTAAATCATGTACGGAAACATTGACAGGTAATAAAACATTTAGTGGCAATATAGTAATATCTGGTTCAAGTACATTAAATGTAGGTTCAAGCGGTACATTTGGAGGTAAGGTAAATACTCCTTGGTTAGAGAGAACATACACATCGTCTACGGCTACAACATTGACAGTTAGTGTAAATACCACATGGTTAAATATACATCAAGATGCTACTGTTACACTTACATTACCAAGTGCAGCTACTTATCCTGGTAAAGAATTAATTATTAAACAAACAGGCAGCGGAAATGTATTTTCTGCATCTTCTAATATAATTGGTTTTACAACTGCTTTTAGTGGTTCTACGCAAACTTCAATTATAGCTCCTGCTACATATAGATTTGCAACCCTTGTAAGCGATGGAACAAATTGGATTATAATGCAAAGAAATAATTAATAAACATAAACATGAAACAACTCCTTTCCCTCTTCCTCTTCCTTTTGCCTTGCCTTGCATGGGCACAGTACCCGAGCAACAACAACCAAAAGATAACGCTTGGAGAACAGACGACTGCTGATGGGCTAATATATCGAGGTGTACTTGGCGATACTGCTCTAATTACCCCATCAAGTGATACAAGTGCATACATTATTCTTGATACGGCAAATCATAGGTTTTATAACTACAACCGTGCTACAAATGTCTGGAGCGTTGCAGGAGGAGGTACGGCAGTTACAACCTTTAGCGCGGGAACAACTGGCTTAACACCAAGCACGGCAACAAGTGGCGCGGTGACATTGGGTGGTACTTTGGCAGTGGCAAATGGGGGAACAAATACAACGACTTTAACGGCAAACAAAGTAATGGTTGGAAATGGTACAAGCGGAGTTTTAACGCCTACAAATCTTCATTGGGATAATACAAATTCAAGGTTGGGTATTGGAACTGCAAGTCCTCAAACAAAACTTCACGTTGCTAATAGTTCAAGTGCAATTTTACTTACAGAAAGTTCAAGTGTTGCAACAATTATAGGAACAAACGCTGCTGGTACCGCATCACAAGAATTAAGTTTAAGAGGTTTCCCTTTAACATTTACTGGAAACGGAGGTGGTGGAAGTGAGGCTATGCGTATCACAAGTGGTGGCAACGTCGGAATTGGAACTGCAAGTCCAAGTAGAAAATTAATTGTTTATGATACAGATTCAAATGTTCCAACAATAGGGTTAAGAACAAATGGTAGCGGAATCCTTACTGATGATGGGTTTGACTTGCAATTTGCAAGTAGCAATACATTTTTATTTAACAGAGAAAATGGGTATATGTCTTTTGGTACCAACAACAATGAAAGAATGCAGATTACAAGTGGTGGAGAAATATATGTAGCTCCAACAACCGATAGAGGTGCTTATAATTTGCAAGTAAATGGAACAGGTGTATGGGGTGCAGGAGACTATATTAATGGTTCAGATTTTAATATTAAAAATAATATTGAGGAATTAGATTCATCTTTATATTTAATAAATACTTTAAAACCAGTTACTTTTAAATATGATGAATCTTATAATAAAGATGAATCTTATCAAGTAGGTTTTATTGCTCAAGATGTTTTTCAAAATTTTGAAAATAAAAAATATGTTAATGGTATTATTAAAAGCGATGGGGATATTTTAAGCATGAGTTATTCTTCATTAATACCTATCCTTACCAAAGCCATACAAGAGCAAAACGCCCTTATCAAAGCCCTTGAACAAAGAATTATTAACCTCGAAAATAAATAAAATGAGATATCTATTTTTATTCCTTCCCTTGTTTTCCTTTGCGCAAGACGTTGTCAAAGACACGGTGTACATCCAAAAGCAAGGAAACATTTATTACATTATTCAACAAACTACTTTGTCGGATTCAACTGTCACAGGCTCAAAGCAAATATTAGGCGATTCTGCAACTGCCATTCAAAGCCTTGTCACCGATGCCGAAAGGCAAAGTAACACGTTGGCTATTCATGCAAAGCCTATTATCACAAAGGGCAAAGCGGTGCAAAGGATTAATTACTACAATAATTTGCACGTTCAAATTAGCGGTAAGCCTGTTTATTTTACAACCGCACAAAGGGATACTGCAAAGTTTGTCGGAGACTGGAAGTTAAATTTTAACGGTGAAATTATTGATGGAGTAATTCAATTAAACAGCAACAAGCGTTTAATCTTTAACCCAGACAATGGCAAGGTGTACACTATTTCAACCAACCTTCTTTTATCTACATTTACTAATCAAGTTTCCTTTGCCTTTAACGGTATTAAATACGACTTGTACAAATACGCTGATGGCAAATTTGCAACGGTGGATGGTGATGTAAGGTTAATAAAACTTGAATAATGAAGACAGTTATCTACAACATTTTTAAACTTGGTTACGATGGCATTGCCTATTCCATTTGCTGCGGAGTGCTATTCTCGTTTTTCCTACCCATCAAACATTTTTTGATTTTTACAATCTTTGTAGTTTTCGCAGACACAGTCACGGGAATCATGGCAGCAAGGAAAAGGGGAGAGCCGATAACGAGCAAAGGGCTTTATCGCACATCGCAAAAGGTGGTGACCTATTTCTGCGGTATAATGATTTTTCACGGGGCAAGTATAACTTTCCAACTGCCATCGCAAATCACCTATTCTGTAAGCTTTATCATTGCAGCAACGGAATTGTTTAGTATTTCGGAAAATATAAAGTCCATAACTGGAACAAATATTGGTACAATTATTCTTAGATTTTTCAGACGTTAAAACAAAATAAAATGGAAACTAATTTTAAAGAAGTTTTAAAAAATGCAGATACAATTTCCAGTCCTTTAGGTTCAGTGAGTTGTTACGCTTTTAATTTTGCGGAACTTGCACAAGAGGTAAATGTACTTCTTACTGATGATGGAAAGAAGGTCAAATTTACATGGCGAGAATATGTTAAACTTGCTCAAATCATTTGGGACAAAATTAAGGAAACAAGCCGCGAATGTGCTGGGAAGGAGATTTCGGTGAGTTTGCCTCCCAAATTTTCTTTGATTTCCGCAGCTTTTTCGTTAATCGGGTTTAAATTATAGGCGCAGAGAAGTCGCTACCTTAGTGCCAAGGGGAGGTGTATTGATTTACATCTCCCTTTAAAATATAAAAATATGAATGCAAATGATTTTGTAGTATGCGTGGATGCTGGGCATGGAGGACTTAACAAAGGTATAGGCCCAGACAAATATGTCACCTATCCATCAAAGTGTTACCAACATAAACATGGTAAATTCCATTCCTACGGTTGGTTCTTTGAAGGTGTATTTAACCGTGCCGTTGCTAATTTTCTTGAACAGTTTCTAATTGATTATGGCTTTCAAGTTAAAAAAGTATATGAGCCAATAAATGACACATCACTAAACAAACGCTGTCAGCTCGTAAATAGCTATGCTAACTTAGGCAAGGCAACTGTGCTTGTATCCATTCACGGCAATGCCGCAGCGTCAACGACTGCCAGAGGATGGGAAGTGTTTACCTCACCAGGTGAAACAAGGTCGGATCAACTGGCAACAATGATAGGCAATGAAATAAAAGATGCTACTCCAGGCTGGGTGCATCGGCATGATTACAGTGATGGAGACTTAGACAGAGAGGCAAGGTTTCAAATGTTGACTGCAACAAATGTGCCAGCAGTGTTAACTGAAAATGGTTTCTTTACAAACTATAACGATGCAGTTTTAATGATAGACAGAGAATGGCAAGAGGCTATTGCTAAAGCTCACGCTAAAGGTATCCTTGAATATGCCATTGGGCAAGGTGTGGAATGGTAATAAAAAAGCCGCAGGAGAAACACCTGCGGCAAATAAAACACTAAGTAAACATCACTCAACTGTAAAAGAGTTTTTTATAAAGAACACTGGCTTTTACTTTTACATCCTCTTTTTCACTTGTATTATTTATTATCATAAATAAAATTGCCTGTAATCTTTCTTTATTCATGTACTGGTAAAACTTTCTGCCTGCACCATCGTTGCCAGAGTAAAATTGCAGCAAGGCACTATTTGTGTTTACAACATTATTTTTATTGATAGGTTTTGGATATTTCTCTACCAACATAAAACCTTGCTTTATTTCCTTGTCGTTTAATAATTTAGTTATTGACATGATTGCCTATTTTTAAAAGTGTTAGTTTAATTTCTTCTTGTCTTATCCTGGTGGCTAAGTAATCAACGTAAAAATAATTAATCTTTCGTCTCATCGTCTCCTCGATGTATGCCAGAGTCAACCGGTGGAGCTTCTTTTCTATAACCTTTATTTGCATCATTTTCGTAATAAGTTTTAGAAATTAGTGCTATTTGAAAAGCATCTATTTCGTCTTGTGAAAGTTTTTTGTTTCCATGCACCTCCATCTTCATTGCCTTTATAACTGACATACAATAATCAATAGTCCATTTGCTGCCTTTGTGCTGCGGTGAAATACCTTTTACTTTATGGCCATTTAATTCTAATAGGTCAATGATTGTTCTGGATGCGCCTTGATTCATGCCGACATTTCGGCTAATCTTGTTACTTGCTTTAACATTTGCGTGTTTTCTAAAAGTAATATTTTGCAGGGAAGAATCTTCTACAACTATGGCACAATCTCTCTCCCATGTTAGGCTATCCATTATCCATGCAGCCAAATTCTTGTACCTTCCAAAATACACCTTCTTATCATCAATCACGCATACTGCTAACCCGTTTAGCCTCATGGCTGGATCTATGCCTACGAATTTCATCATAATTTATTTTTTTATTTAGAAAGTTACGTTTAACATATTTACTTACAAATTTTAATAAACCAATGTAGTCATAGTATTTATTACCATACTTCCATATACCAGCCAATGGGAAATATTCAAAGTGCTGCGTGCCGTAGGTCATGAACATCGTATTATCATAGGTAGTCCTTGAATATCCATCCCACAAGTTTATTCCGGATAACATATCATAGGTAATTGTATCAACAGTATATGAATCATTTGCCTCACTGTAATAACATCTTTCCAGCATTTTATTTCCTATCTTTTCAAGGCTCATTGTGTTATATGCAAAAAAATGATTATTCTGTCCATTTATAGTAGTTACTCCCAGCACTAACATGATTGCTAAAGATAATTGTACGCTGCGCACCGTAGTGTTCATTTTAACGGGCTCTTTATCCTTCTTTGATACATTGCGCTTCCTTGGTGTTTTCATGCCAATACCATAGGCTTCTATGCCCTTCTGAATAAATTGTATCTCTAAGAAATATCCAAAGCAAATAACAGTACCTATAAAAATAAACATTGCGTAAAATTCTGCGCCACTTGTTTGACCTTGTATAGAGAAAAACAATTCCAACAAAGCTACTACCGTGGCACCTGCCGCAACCTTGGCAGGGTAAGGTGATTTCTTCTCACTTGGATTTAGAAAGTCAATAAATACAATAGCAAATCTTCCAAACTGGAGCATAAGAGATGCAGGAATAGAAAGCATTAATGGGAGAGGTAGAAAATACACATTGAGAGCTGCGGTAATAAGGTAGGTTAAAATAATACCTACAAAGATAATTTTTGGCATAGATGAGGCGATGTCATCAAATAGCCATTCAAAGTTTTGATTGTTAAAATTCTTTTTCATTTTTGTGATGTTTAAAGTGATTTGTCATAATGACCTTACAAAACTAATATAAAATAAATACAATGTATATAAATATTAAAAATAATTATAAAAAAAGTGCGAAGGCAATTCTCCGCACTCTAAAACAACTTAAATCACCATTAACGATTACGATTCTCTTTTCTTGTGTTTATTGTATCTCTCCCAGGCTGACATTACTCTTATTTCTTTTGTAGCTGTTTCTATTCTTAACTCCTTAAACCTATCCAATGCCTCTTCAAGGTTCTTTGCGGTGACTGATACGCTTTTGCCATCTTCGTATTTAATTACATATTTATTCATTTCTACTTCCATAGCAAATCGTATAAGTAGTAAATAATCCAAAGGCAAGTTAATACTCCACCAAATGTTACAATGATTTTTGCAGCATTGTTGATAAATCCTTTTTCTTGTTCTGTCATTGTTATTTATTTAAATAGTTTTTACTTGCGACAGGATCTTTGCCCTGGTCTTTATACTTTGCATCTGCCTTGCTGGCATAGTCGGTGTATGGCATTTCAGATATGTCATGATAGCAAATTTGCGCAATCTTCATGTAAGGATATATCTTTACTGGCTGTACACAAACAAGCTCCAGAGTCCAATGCCCTTTAAAATTTACATCTCCAAAACCTGCCGTAACATGGACAAATAATCCTAATCTTCCAAGGCTTGATTTACCTTGTATAATTGGAACATGGCGAAGTGTCTCCGTATATTCAAGGGTTGAGGCAAGGTATAGAATGTTAGGCTGCAAAATCATTCCTTCTTCCGGAATAATCATAGGAGAATATGCATTCTTCTTCCTGGTGTCAAGAATATGGTCTGTGTACATTAGCAAAGTGTTGCTTAGTGTTAAATCTACACTATTAGTACCAATGTTTGCCTCTATCAATGGCTCAATAACAATGTTTTTTAATGCTATTTCGTCAATGATGGTCTTGTCTGTTAAAATCATTTTATTTGTTTTTGTAAATCATTTAATTCTGGATGTGTAAAATAAAACTCTGTCAGCATTGCAGCATTGCACATCAAGTGTGCAGAGTGCAAAAGTCCACTTTCATTGTCTATCATTTCACCAAGTCGCATTGCTTCCAGGTGACGCATAGCGGAGGCAATGACAACAGAAAAGGGAAAGCCTTTCTCCCAATTACCAGCAGGATACTTCTCTAAACCTTGCGTCCAAACCTTAGCATATTCCCTTTGTGCAATGGCTGGGCAAAGGTCGTAGCGTAGCTTATTTTTATTGTGTCTAATGGCATTAACTTCATCATATTCTCTGCCAGATGCTTTCAATAAATCGTTTACATTTATCATCATAGGTAAAACGCTTTTAAAGATTGTTCAAATAAATTAGTACGCATTTTTAACTCATGCAGCATCTCCATCGCTATATGCCTTGTTTCTGCTTGTGTGTCTTTTGTAATCCTTAATTTCCAAAAGTTTATGTAAGCTAATAGAGATCCTGTCCAGATAAAAGTTGTTTCAAGGTTTAGTGGTAAAACAGTACGCGCTTGTTCTTTTGCTACTCCCAACTGCAACAGCTCATGGTAAGCAGTAGCGCAATAATTAATAACAGCATCTTGTATTATTAACGCTGCATCATTGTCGTACATCTCTAAATCTCCTCCGCTGCCTTGCTTACTGCTTTTACTTTGTAATCTAAAATCTTCTATCCTGTAATAGTTATCTTCAAAATCTACATATCTGCCAGATATACTATTTGCCGTTAATCCCACCTGGTGTTTAAACAACTGCCGCTCTACAAAGATAGGGCAAGTTATCCGGTACTGTAATTGTGGATGGCGAAAGGGAGAGGTGTGTCCATGTTCTGCAAGGTATTTTATCAACTTTGCATTCTGATCTTCAGAGTAGTTACTGGCTTCCTTGCCAAATGAAACGCGAGCTGCATTTGCTACCATTATATCATTGCCAAATATTTCTAATAGTTCTATTTTCATTTTATCATTTTGTTGATCTCAACGATATAATTAAAAATTGCCTGTCTATTTCCAGGCTGCCAATTCATCCTCTGACGCAATAGGATGGAAAGAAATGTTTAATCAGTAAACAAAACATCCTACTCCGAGGTCTGCAAATGTCTTTAAGTAGTCATGTGTCCTACTAATATTCTTTCCTGCCGAAAGCTACTAAGCAAAGTTCGATAATTATCACTGGTGATAATTAACAGTTGCTTTACTGCTCTACATTGCTCAAAGATAGCAGTAGCTTTTGGATATTTTCCTTTGACATAGTAATCTGTCAAAGTAGATGAGTGCTTTATTCTTTTATACTCATCTTCTGGCATATCTCTTATACAGCTCATCATCATCTGGGCAAAGATAGATTCATTCATGCCAGATATAACAGTGTAACGTGAATAGTAAGCAGATAACTGTCTAAGATACTCGTCACATTCCTCAAGGTGTTCAGCACTTGGGGCTACCGAAATCCAAGTATTAACTTCATCGGAGAAAGCCTGTATCTCCAGCATCTTAGTGTTCCACTCTTTCATCCTTAACTAATATAAGTGTGACTGTTTTACTATGCTCTTCTGCTGCACCAGTGTTTATTTCTTCTTTCTTCATTGCCTCTATTTCATATTCCTTGTTTACAATGTTCTTTGAAAATGTATATGACTTTCTTTGATAAGTAGTATAGCTTACTAATGCACCATGTACATCCATAGCCATTTTATTATCCTTTAGTAAATCAGTTAGATCTAATTTGATTAACTCCTTCTTTTTTTCTAATTCCTTTAACTCCTTTGTTATCTCCGCATATTTAAACATTTTTTCTCCTATAACACTATCATTATATCTTTCGTATGCCTCGCTTATTTCTTTTGCTGCTTTTCTAATCCTTGCCTCTGCTGCATTTAATTCAGATGTATCAAAGACATACATAAAACTTTCATGCTCACCTGCCCATGACAAAGTTTTGCCTCGCAGTTTTGTTTTCCAATAGCTAATAACAGAGGTAGGCATTACTCCAAATTTATACCACAATATTAAAGAGTAAGTCTGCATCTGCAAAGATTGTTGTAGCCTTTGTGTTGACCATGGAGCGGTGCCAGTCTTAAAGTCAACTACAAGTTCGTAATCTTTGCTCATGTTGTCAATATAACCAAGCATTTTAAAGTCTCCAAAATCATGTTCTAATTTATATTCTACATGAGGATAAATTAAAGTCATGTCTATAAATCCTTCTGGAAAGTTAAAATCTCTTTGCACACCTGCTGCATAGTCTTCTATGTCCTTTGCAAACTGTTTGCCAAAGTCAAGGAAAGAAGAAGGTTCATCGGGAATGCCGATAAAGTATTTCTTTTGGTAAGCAATGGGATCGCTCTCCCAAAGGTTTATTTGAGAAACTGATAAATGTTCTTTTGGTAATTTAAGCATGATAAGTTGTTTTAGTTTTTAAAAAAGAGGCAGCGCAGTTACTGCCTCATTATAAGTCATTCATCTCAATTTTTGAAACACTTGTATAAAGATCGTGCTTGTTGCTGCCGTTGCATTCTCATGCGGTATTTCTGCCTCAATTAATTTATTATAGATGTCAATGTATGTCTGTGTGTAAATGGCAGACAGTTCAAAAGCAATAGCAGCAAGGTCAGGCTTCTCTGCTATTTCCTGCTCAATTACTGCTACTCCTGTCGGTGCTGGCATCGTTTGTGCTTGAACATATTTTAATTTACCATTGTCATCTATAACATCAATTACTTCTCCTTGCTTTAAATTTTGAATAGGATCTCCAGGCTTTCCGTATATCCTTGCTTCCTTGCCATCGGCAAATACTACAAGAATGTTTATGCTTGGGCCGTACTGTCCTTCTCTGGGCGCGCCAGCAGTATATTTAACTCTACCTTTAGTGATTGTCATAATAATCTTCTCTTTGAGCGTCTAATCTTTTTAATTCTTCTTCCTCCTCCCAGTTATTTAACTGTTGGGCAATCCATTCAAAGTCTATTGCTTGTGCCATTATAGAGTTAAATAGCACTTGTTCTTTCGGTAATAAGTCGTTAAAGTTAAACAGTGCATCAATGACCTTGCTTATGCCTTCATCGGAAATGTCGTGAAGGGCAAGGTGGTTATCTACAATGTAATCTAAAATATCTTGGCTTGCTTGGTTCATTATATGTTGTTTTCTTCTTTAAAAGCTAATGTTTTTTGTAAATATTCCATAGCTGTCTTATGCAGAAACCTATGAGATGAATTACATCTTGTATATTCCTTTTCTTCGGCAACGGGTACTTTATTAAGTTCAGTTAACATATCCTGGATTACAGTGTCTCCATTTTTGTCAAATAAATTTTTTACGAGTACATTAATACAAATCTTTGTAAGAATACCTACAATTTTGTCGTCTCTTTCTTCTGTTGTCATGATGTTTTGTTTTTTGTTTTTTCAAAGATAATACTAAAATAAATACAAAGTATATAAATTATATAAAAAATATAAAAATAATTTAAAAAAAGTGTGAGGTCAACTCCCCACACCTTGCAACACATTTTAAACCAGTTACTTATCTCTTTAACACCTTGCGCCAGACTGCCAGCTGCTGGGCAATTACTGCGGCTCTTTTAAGGTTGCCCTGTTCTATTTTTTTTGCATGGCTTCGTATGCTCATGAGATCCATGTTCTCTGGTGGCTCTTTCAATGCCAGTTCCTTGGCTTCTTCCCAGAGTGCCCTCTTTTCCCCTTCTTCGTATGTTACCATGTCAAACTGCAAACACATATCATACCAGTACAAAGGTACGGCTGTGTAATCTTTACCTTTAAATTCTTTTAGCATAGTAGGAAAGTTGGCATATAACTCCTCCCTTGTCTTCCGGGCCCTTTCTTCCATGTTTGCATTATGCCGGAGTGCAGCTACTTCGTTGTCATGAGCTGCAATTATTTTCCTCCGGTAGATTATATAAGCATTTAATATTTTGCCTATGGTGTGCATATTAGCCTTGCCATAAAATTTAACATCTTCATCCAGGTCAAGTGACTGGGCCGCAAAGAGGCGGAAAGCAATTTCAATTTCATTGGCAGCTATCTGCCCAAATGTTTTAATAATTTCTTTAGTAACTGTCGAATAAAATGTAATGTCTCCATCAATGCCATAGATGGGAAAGAGTGCAGAAAGTGTGTTTAAGACTTGACGATAGCTATCTTTAATGTCAATGTTTGCTATCCTGTTTGGTCTTGCATCAATGATGGCTTGTTCATCCTGGTTGTGTGGTTGGTACTTGGTAAGATTCATCTTTCTTTTTTTTGTTGTCTTGATAATATTTGTTAACTCGTTCGCGGTGTATTTCCTTGTGATTGTCTATCCACTCCCTGCTGTTGTCTATCATTCTCCTCTTTCGATTATCATCCAGTAGAAAATACCATAGCCTGTATCGTTGTTTCCTATTAGCTGTGATTCTGTCCTTTTGTTCTTGTGACATGGTTGCCCATTTCTCTCTTGCTCTTTGTGATATCTTCTCCTTATTGTTCTCGTAGTATTGTTTCTGCTTTCTTTTCCTTTGTTCCAGCATTTCTTCATTTAAATTTGACTTCCATTTGTTTACATATCCATTTATTTTTTCCCTATTAATAACTCTGTACACTCGCAAATAATCATTGCGCTTTATCCTATCTTCCTCTGTCATATTGTTCCTCTTTGCCTCTTGGTATAGCCTTTGATACTCCTTTCTTTTTGCTACTTCCTCTGGGCTCATGTCTTCATACTTCATGTTGTTTATACTTTTTAGTGAATGAATATAATTGTTGTTTTTGTCTCTGATAATTTCTGTATTTCTCTTTCTGCTCTGGTGTCATAGAGTGGTACTTTGCCATTTTGTATTGGTTGTTCTTATCTCTAAATGATCGCCATTCCTCATAGGTCATGTTGTCTCGCTTTCGCTGCATATATGCCTTCATGTATGCGTTATATTCTTCTTTACTTCTCATAGCTTTCTATTTCATGTTCAACTTCTTCCCAATAGTAATATTCATCATAGCTACCTTCTACTTCAATATTCCATTTTTCTTTTAACACTTCCCGTGCTGCAAATAAAGCGCAATGCTTTGCTAAAATAGATACAAGGATTTCCTGACCTAATTCTCCACCAATGTCTTGAATAAGAATATAGTAGTGTTCAAAGAGTTCCTTGGCTTTTTCTTTGGGTGTTTGTTTCATAGCTTTTCTATTTCTTCTTTTACTTTTTGCCAAAAATGAAGTGCTTGCGTTTTTTGAGCATCGTAATAATATCGATGTTCTCCGCCACAATCATCCCAATCAGCAAAGTTTGGGTTTAGTGGGCTTGAATTTAAAATTTCATCCACTGCAATTAAAACACATTGTTTAGCGTTTATTAATGCTCTTTTATCATCAAATCCATTCCAATCTACATAAGGCATATAATTAAGTACTAATTCTTCAGCCTTTTTTTTAGGTGTTTGTTTCATGGTTGAAATTCATTTACTAAGCGATCAATTTCCTCCTGCCTCCGCTTCTCCTGTGCGGCAGGGTTGGAATACATAAATTTAGTATAAATGTTATTTGCCTGGGAGTAAATATTGCTAATAGTAAAGTTTGCTTTAAGCCATTTGTCGCTTATTTGCCATGCAGCAGTGGTAAACATTGTGACCATTTCGTCTGGTGCCTGCTCACTGGCACTTACCTTCTTTAGCCATGTTACTAACTTTTTGCAGTTTGCACCATCCTTTGCAGTCATAATATAATTATTCTTATCAGAGGGATAGGTAACACCTGCAAGCCGTTCATAGGTGGAGGCGAAAGCGGTAAAGCAGAGGTAGGTTTCCGAGGGTTCGCGCTCCTTTACCTTTTCTTTTTGCTCGCAACCTTTTTCTTTTGGGTCAGAGTCAGTGTTTAAGGAATCATGGTAAGCCTGGCGAGAGAAAGGATTTTTAATTTTTGTTTTGGGGAGTGGATTTTCAAATTCACAACCTTTGTTAAAGTCTTTATTTGTATTATTCTTTCTTTGTTCAAAGTCTTTATTTGTTATTGTAGACTTTTCCCGATTCGGTATTTTTCCGCTGCCGTTTTTTACCGTGTCGGTATTTTCCATACACGGTGAAAAATTAATAGTATAATCGTAGGAATCAAATTTACCTTTTTCCCTCCTTTGTTCTCTTATTAAGTATCCAGTTGCTAATAATTCCTCCATGTACTTTCTTAAAGTATCCTTACTGTAATTTAATTCCTTTGCCATTGCAGATTGGTAAAACTGCCAATCATTGGGCATAGATGCCATGTAGCAAAAGAGGAATCGGGCGCGGTCGGAAAGTGACTTATTCCTTATAACGCTATTAGGAATAGTAGTAAAGTTTTCCTTTATTTTATTGTTTAGTTTATTCATGTTATAATTATTAACCAAGTGATTTTATTATCTCCTTTTCTTTTTGTGATAATTCCCATACTATTACATTATCTCTTTTATTTACTGCTGCTTGTGCTGCTGCTTGTGCTGCTGCTTGTGCTGCTGCTGCTTTATTTGATGCAATAAATCTAGAGCCAAATAATGCCTTACCGTGCTTTTTTTGGCTATCCATACCTCTGTAATGTTTTAAATCCTTTTTTTCAAATTGTATATTTATACCTTTTTCTACACAATAAGCTACTTTACTTACTGTTACAATATGTTCTGGATATTCATATTTTGGTAAATTAACTTTATTTTTTTCTTGTAATTCTTTAAATTTTAAATGTAAATTAGCATCTCCTATAATTTTTAAATCATTATATAAGTTAGAAACAAAAGCAGTTTTAATTGTTGCATTGTTTTCATAAGTAATGTCTGCTGATGCTATTATATGAGTCGCATCAATATTAGAGCTAAATGCTGTTAAGTGTGGACAAAATAAAAAGAATTTTATATTACGTTCAATGTAATATTTGCAAATTTTTGTAATAATTGAAAAAGGAGGATTATCTATAACTACTGCATTATATGGATAATTAATATTTTCATAATCTCCTCCAGGGAAAAAAGGTCTAATAATTTGTTTATTTTCTAAAGGATATTTTTCATTCACATAATTAAGAATTATATCCATTACTTCTTTTGGAGTATAACAATCATCGGTTGTTTTTTTTACATCAAATTTATCTAAAAAAGCATCGTAATTATTAAACAAATTAGGATTATTTGCTTTTTTTTCAATTAATTTTATGTCTTCATTTCCAAATAAATCAATTATTTTGTAATAGCTTTTACTTTCCATAATAATTTTTTACAAAAAAAAATGCCCCAATAGGTAGACATCTATCGGGGCAAGGGTTAGAACATTATTGTGCTGTTCCAATTCCTTTGAGACGTTGTCTACTCCGTTCCAAAGGATATGTAAATATAATACTTTATTAATTCTTTTCCGAAATTTGTTTTACCTCATTCCTATCCTCGATAAAGCCACTTCCATGACTACCTCCCACTATCTTTAGGTACTGGTTCTCAACGCTCGCACTGTTGATTATAACTTGTGCAACATCTGCCACAACCTTGGCTTTGGCAATGTCGTAGGTGGAATCGGGGTCGGTAAGTTCTTCAAGAACGGAGAATAGGTGGTTGCGGAGGTCGCTGATTTTGTTTTTCATTTTGTTAATCTTTTAATTAAGTCGTTAAAATTATCTTGGCTTGTTCTGCCAACTCTGCGTTTATCATCGCCAAACATTTCTAATTTGTATTGCAAATCATGGAGTTTATTAAACACTCCTAATTCTTTATAATGAGGATTTTCTACTACTTTGTACTTATACTCCTCCATTGCTTCCGCTAATATTCGAGCTTCATCTTTTGTTAGTCTCATTTTACAATGTCTTTAATCTGGTTAATTAATATTTGAACTTCTTTTAATTCCTGCGGTATCTTGTAATGGTTGCGATTTAACACAGCCAAATCTCTCCTGGTGACAAGGCAGAGGTTACTAATGTCATCATTGTATTTATTACCATCCAATTTAAACACACACATATCTTTAGGTATTGAGCCATGCACTTGTTCCCAGTTGTATCGGGAAAGGCTCATCCATTTATGATTAGCGTATTTAATTTCATTATATGAGTTAATATCTCTAATACTACCTATCGGTAATTCATTGTGTGGTACATTACCTTTTTTAAATACACCTGTGAGCTTTGCTTTATGTTGTGCAGACAATGTTTTTCCTTTGTTCCAGGGAGTGTGCCCTTCATGAAAACAAGTTCTTCTTGCTCTGCTACTTGTCTCTACGTTTTCCCATTGTTTAAGGGCAACTTGTATGCAATTACTTCTAATATACTCTTTTGTTTTCTTTATGCCCATGGCATAGGCTTTGTTGCTAATAGATGTAGAAGTGTGAGGCATAAAGGTGGCAATGACCTTGTTAGGAGTGTTAGGGTATAATCTTGTAATTATTTCTAACTCCTCGTCACTAAACATTTTTTTATTCCTTTTACTACCTTTTACCATGACTATCATTTTTAACAAACAACAATCCCCATGATGTTACGTCTGTAACATTTTGCAAAAAGTCAAAACCTTGTTTCTTAAACAATTCTATCCATTCCTCTTTTTGTTTAATGTTTATGTGTCCCCATTCAATGTCCCAAGCAGGATCAGCAGAGGCATAAGGAGTAGATGTAAAATAAAAGTATTTGTTACAAGCATTATATA